ACGGTTTGCACTTACGGATTAAAGTTATGCCTACTATTTATGCAATTTTTTTGCCTGTATATGTGGTCATATACTTGCTTTTTGTAACTGTGTATTCAATTACTCGGACTTTGTGTTTGTGTTTACCGAGTAAATCTTTTGCTTCTTTTGCGGTTTTCTTATCTGCGGTTTTCCAACCACAGTTGCAGAAAGCCTTATATACTTTTTTGTCCATTTGTGTCTCCCTTTTTATGTGATAGGCGTACCATCATCAGTAACCGTTGCCTAAGCGGTTAGACGGCGCTTACTTTTAGTGCAAGCGCCGTTTCGGAAATTGTTTGTCCCTAGTTATTTATATTTTTGCAAATACCAAATTCATTGTGTTGAACTTGATACCCACTATCGGTGTGCCAAACCGACCTCTGAGATAAATTCTCCATGCCGACTTCCGCCTTATTTGGAGTGCGCTGATTAGCAACTACTGTGGGTGCCTGTTCCTGTCACTGCCTAGGACTTATCCGTTGCGTGCGTTCCCTTATTTGCGTGTCATAACTTTTTGCAATGTGTTATATCTACTAATTGCGTACCTTGTAGAATACCGAAAGTGTGCCTAATTACTATTAGTGTGATTAACAGCGACTAACAGATTGTGCTGGCTATAATTCGGACTTGCAATTTGTTACTGGATACTCTGAACGGTGCAAACTAAATAACGATTTTGCTTACCGTATATATCTCCTATGTGTCAATATCTACTTATTATTCTCGCCAGAGCGGTGCGGTGCGTAAGCGTTAATCCGATGCCTTCACCGAGATTTTTGTAGATATTTAGTTGTAAATGTACTGGTAGGTAAATTACTGGGGTTGTATTCGTACGAATGGACGACCCGTTCTTAAACTACCCTTCAATGGTATCACCCCACGCCGAGATGGGTTTTAGAGGGTGTTTTTAACCCCGTTACAAGCCCGTAGAGACACGCATATGTACAAGTGATACATCTATATGCAATTGCTATTCAAATGTCCGCAAATAGCCTTACACGCCTTGTGGAAAAGTAGGCAGTTTTTTAATCCCGACACATCATTTGTAACACTTGCATACATAAACATAGATAGGCATACACTTCGGTTATGGCACAAACTGGTAAATCAAGTTATTCGCAAATCACAATCCGTTGTGGCGGTTTAGTTGTTGAATTAGGAACTGAAACCGAATACCCAGACATGGTTGATGATTTAACTAACCGTGCGCTAAATGTATTCAAAGAAGCGTGCCAAACAGTAAAAGATAATGGCGTTGATATAGCAAATATGCGCCTAATCACCACAGATTATGGTGATGATTATGATGATGAAGATTAATGTGCCGAATTTGCGGAGATTGCGCTAAAGAACATACACGCAGTATTGATGATGCGGTTGATGAAGCGGAAACTAATCCAACCAAATTTTGTATTCCGCAGTAACTCTTCCTTTAATTGGGTCAATAAAGTGCAGGCGTTGGCTTGGGATAGCGCTAGCAGCTAATAAATCGCGTGCATACCGATTATCACTCTCAGTTGAACCTGTTTGGTAAATACTTCCTAATCCGTTAGCCATTGGCCAACAAGCGTGTGTGTGGTAATGCCCCACATAAACATCTCTAAATTCCCAAGGATACGCACCGCTACGCCAACGATTTGCGTGTTGAACAATGGCAGTAGGTGATGCAAACCCGTTTCTACCGACTTCATCACCGTGTATTAACAATGCGCGGTAGTTACCTATTTCAACTCTTTGTACATCATCTGGACAGTCTTGCCAAGTTAAACGCTTTTCATCTGCTAATAACTGTCGTGCTAATTCGTAACACATACGGTCAATGTTATCGTTGCGTGGTACATCTGCGCGTTTGTTACCGATACGCCCGTGATTACCCCACTCTGCAACCACTAATACATTTTCGTACATTGTTAATGCTTTTCTAATAACATCTGTAATAAGTCTTGATACCGTTACATATTGTTCAAATAAAGTCGCATCAACTTCGTGCAACTGCGCTGGATAGTTAAATAAACCTTCCACCATATCTCCGCCAAATAACACAACTACATCTTTTACAGGGTGGTCTGCTCTTTGTATCTCTGTGATTTTGTATGCTTTATCTACAAAGTCCATAACGCGTTTGCGCATTACTTCTGAATTGTATGTAGTGGTTTTTTTACTGCCTTGCCAATCCGTCATATGCCATAACGCAACTTCCGTAGATTTCTTGCGTTTATCTTGTACAGGAACTTGTACGGGTTTGACTGCGCCCATTGCAAGCGTTGCATCTTTGGTTGCTTGTATTGTTACTTCAACTAATTCTTCGGTGCGGTTCTTTGCTTCTTTAAGTTGTTTTTGAGTGCGTATTAACGCCTTGCGTAATTCGGTAATATCACTTGACTCAATATCTTCTGGTAACTCTTCAAATCTATCTTTAAGACTCATCAGATATCTCCATACCGTGTTGTGTGTAACCTATTTTGTCCAACCAGTTATCTTCGTGTAACGGATTTGCTACGCACCGCACAGACTTAAAAAAGTCCATCATTAACGCAACCTGCCACGCTGGAATATCGTCAATGCCTAGTATTGCGCCCCAACCGCGACCAGTACGCGCAAAGTTTTCGTGCGCATCACCGTGTATTGTTTGTCTATCTTCAAGAATTTTCTTTACTTTTTCGGACATTTACATACGCCGTTTCTATGCGCTCTTATCGCTTCATTACTGCTTTTAATACCTTCCGACCTAAGCGCACTTAAAATAACATTTGCAGATAACCCTTTTGCCCACGCATCATCTAATGCTTTTTTGTTTTCTGGCGTTAAATTGTCGTACATAAATTGATACGGGCAAAAAGTATCTGGTTTTCTTCTGTTTGCAGCATTTGATAATTTATCTGCGAGACTCATTTTTCCGCCTTTCGTTAAGTAAATGATACACACAAAAGTACGGTATTCGTATTGTTAAACGCAAATTAGCCTTTACTTATTTTGGCGCAAGTGGCACACCTACGGCCTCTTTGTCCGCGTACATACCGAGTATTTTCTGGCGTAAAAGCGTGTCCGTGTTTGCAATGGGTTCTGGCGCTTCTTGCCTTCACAATCAAACTTCTCTTTATATTATCTGATTGAGTTATTGCCTGTAAGTGTTTTGGATTAACACAACTAGGGTTGCGGCATATATGGTCAATTACCAACCCTTGCGGAATAGCACCATTAAAGAATTGAAACGACCAGCGATGCGCAGTAATAGTTTTTCCATATTCGTCAGTAAATAAACCGTAACCATTTTCCAATTTAGAAGCGTGCCATAACCAGCACTCATTTGTAATTGTATATTTTAAGTGAAATCTGCCTTCAATATTCATTTGTATATTCTAAGGCTAGGCGGTTGCACTTCCCCGATACAACCACCTAGCCAAAGCGTTATTTAGTTTTTTTCTTGCTTTTGCTAGCAGCGACAATTATTGCATTTTCTACAGTATCCGCAACTGCGCCAAAAGCAGGGTCATTTTTATCCATCGCACGAATTGCTGGCGCAATAACACCAGAAACAATTGCGACTGCGTATGCGCGCCAGTCGGTGATACTGGTTGCAAGTAACGGTGTAATAGCGGTAATAACACCTCGTAAATAGGATTTAAGCATTGATTTCATTTTGTAACTCATTATTTCTCCTTCCAATTGTTAAGGGCGTGCCACAGCCATAACAAGTGAATATGCGCGTTTTTTCAAATACACACCATCACCGTTTGACTGAGAACCTTTATTGTCGCTTGCGGTATTTCCTTCAATACACCAAAGATATTTTTTACCATCATTTTTAACCACAATACCCGTGTGGTCTGGTTGTGCATCTGTATCAAATTGGAAAAACACAATATCGCCAGATTTAGCCTGCCCCGTTGGTACTAATTTATTGTTTTTTGCAAACCATTTAAGCCCTGCATCACAACTAGCAAATCCCTTTTTTGTACTAGCGGAAACTTTTTGTACTTGTTCTGCCTGTGCGTAACACCAAGAAACAAACATTGCACACCAAGGTTGGTTATTCAAACCGTACCATTTACCGTACATAGTGTCGTTATTGCCTGTTTCTGTATAACCAATTTGTGATTTTGCTATTGCCGCCACATCTATCATTTATTTCTCCGCCATCAGTTTGAATAAATCATCAACTCTTTGTTCTAATCTTGTTATTGAGTCTTTTATGCTACTTCCACCGTTCGGTTTTAATTCTGCAAGGTAATACTTAACAAGATGCCGTACTCCCATTGCAACTGCACCAATTAAAGTGCAAACGCCAACAGATAACCCCACCCATTGTTCAACAGTCATTTTATGTCCAAGTCAGTATGCGTACAGTTCCATTTGCATCTACGATTTTGGCTTGGTTGGTTGTTGTATTCAACCAAGCATCACCTTTGCGCGGATTGCTAGGGTCTGATGTTACATTAGGAAAGGTAAATCTGGTAGCGGTTTCCAGTTTGCGCAAACGCGAGTCCAAATCAGCAAACATACTGCGTAAATCTGGTGGTTGATTTATATATGCCATTTGTACCTAGTTTGTTGTATTTGTTAAAGTTAAGACTACACGCTCTGGACCATCTTCGCCCGGACTTACTGTAAGTCCAACAATGCGATAAATGTTATCAAGCGTTGTAACAAATCGGCTATCGGTAATTCTTAAACGCGCATCATCTCCTAAAGAGTATGTACCAAATTGAGGTTCCACATAAGCAGGAACCGTTACTCTAAAAATTGTAATTGGATTACTAACGGATAATACTTGTCCTGTTGCTAATTGCTCCAAATATGTACTATCGGTTATTTCAGAATAATTGACTTGTTCTTCAAGTAGTGGATAACCGCTTGCAAATTTAGTTGTATCTTGCGCGGTTGCTATTAACTTTCCTTCATTAGAACCTGCCCCTAAAGCGTAAATGGTATTTGCAGAAGCCGAACCATCTTCGCTTAAACTATAAGAAACAATATTGCTTGCTGGCAACTCAAATACTGGTGCAGTTATAGAATTTGCACTATAAACTGTTCCAATACGCGGATAACCTAATTGCAGTATTTTTGCTGGATTGCCTGAACCGTCATAACTTACTTTGATATTAAAATCAAAACCGTTATTTTGTCTTGCCAAATCTTGTATTGCACCATATACCTGTTTGTATTCATACGAATAATATGTACGGCTAAGCAAAACGCCAGATGTTTCTGTGCCTACCGTTACGCCAATGTTTCCATAAACCGCAGATTGTGCTTGCGTAATTAAGTTTTGCGCAATAGATAATTGGTCTATATTTGTAAATGCGGTTGTTGTAGTTATTTTTCTGCGTTCAAAATAACTTTCAAATTCTCTTGCTTCTATGCTTAAAGTTTGACTATCGCTACTGTACGGTCTGCCCCAAATTACACCGCCCCAAACAAGTGTGCCATTTCTATCAACATAAATACCTGTTTTTGCAGGAATAGTTGCATTAAGCACATTAAAAGTATTTGCATTAAGACCAGATAAAAGCAGTTGTCCGCTTAAAGTTCCAGCCTGATTTAATTGTTGAGTAAATGAAACACTTGTTAAAGGCAACTCTGCAATTATGTTATTTGTAAGCAAATCAGCAAATAAATAACGGTATGTGGTAGCCATACCGCTAGATTATCAGTGTGTCGGCTTCTTGCGCAGTTAAAGGTTGCCCTGCGATCAACTTTGCTTTGGCGCTGGCTTTGAGGGTTGCGAGCGCTTGCGCCTTTGCATCCTCATCGGCTTTAGCCTTCGCGTAAGCGATAGCATCTGCTTCGCGCTGCTTGATTTCCTCAGCGGTTAGTTCAACTTCGGAGACTTCACCTGTCTCGCAGTTCACGATTATCTTTGTATCTGCCATTGTTTGTCTCCTTATGATTTGGATATGCCGTAAAGGGTTGCTGTTGAGTATTGAACGAAGTTAGCGCCAGAAAGCAAAGATATGGAAGTAATGGCTGCTGTGTTTGACCATAGACCAGCAATTAAATTCATAAAAGCCTGTGACGTATTGTTTTCTTGAAGACCTTCAACGGAAACAGATTTATATGCTGACCCTGCATAGTTAGGTATGTATAACGAGTTGCTTGAAAAGGTTGAAGCAGTTGAAGTATTGCCATTATTAGAGCCGCCGTAAATGTAAGTGGTAAACGGCGAGTTACTTGCTATTGCAGAGCCTGTTCCGTAAATACTTTTATTACTATATGAAGTACTTGAACCATTGAACCTCATTAAAAGGTCATCGTTATCGTTTGCGCGAGAGTTACGAGAACTGACCAATACTAAAAGGTCTGTGTAAGTGCTGGGAATTGAATTAAAATCCATCGAAGAAGCGCCACCAGCGCCCACGGTTACGCTAGCAATTTTGACGAATGTAGTTGCCATTATGCCGCCTTAATCGCATACAAAGTAGCAGTAGCGCCGCTAGCGATATTGCCAGAGGATAGATATAACTTAATCGAAGTGATAGCAGCGGTTGAGCGCCAGAGATTAACTACCGCATCTGTTCCGCGATTAGCGTTATCGGCTCGGTTTATTGCTGTCTTATAAGTTGTTGTGTTGCTGTAATTCATGAAGTCCACTTTAGTCAAAGAAGCATTAGTCGTTTCAGGTGAACCGCCATCGCTAAAACGCATAAAAGCAAGGGTTGAACCACGAGATGATGAAGCGGCTGTTCCGTTACCTGTAAGGCGTGTGTGTGAATAGTTAGTCGCGGTATCGCCATTAACTTGGCAATAAATATCAACGCCAGCCGATACTGCTAAACCTTGAAAGATTAGGCGAAGGTCGGTATAAACGCCGCTGATAGATGAAAAGGTAATATCCGCAGCCGCGCTGCCAAGTGTTGTAGTCGCTATTGGTTCGTAAGTAGTAGCCATTTATTTAATCCCATACAGAGCGAAAGATGCAGCAGTTGGATAGTTTGATGAGTTAGAAAAGATAGTTAGGGAAGTTACTGCTGCCGTATTAAGCCAAGCGCCTGAAGTCATTTCTATACCGCCTGTTCCGTTGCTATCTTGACCAGATAACATTCGGGCGGTCTTGTAAATATTAGTATTTGTGTAATTTAATACATCGATAATGGAGACGGCATAAGTGTTAGCAGCGGACGGCATACCAGCGCTGCCAAGTGTTGTAATTTGGTTGACTGATGCGTTCCCTGCTGAAGCGGCGGCTGTGCCTGAACCTGTAATTCTATGGCGTGAATAATTTGCCCCAGTATCACCGTTAAAGCGAACGGATAAATCCTCGCCACCTGCGGCAACTCTAGCCATGACTCGCACCTGAAGGTGGGTATATGTGCTAGGAATACTGCTAAAGGTAATTGTGGCGGTGGAACCGTTACCATTAATAGTCGCTATTGACTCATAGTCCGTAGCAACGCCACCACCTACACCCCAGCCGTATGCTCTTGCGGCTAATCCGCCCATTGCTCCAAGTATTGGACTCATTGGTTATGCAAATTTCGTCTGACTTGCGAATACGGTGTATGTGGGCGTTGCCGCTGTCTTGACGACTGTGTAAACATAGGCGTCAATGCTTGAGGCGTTGCCTGCGCTCCATGCTGTTCCGCCTTGATATTTTGGCGTTACTGAAGATCCGTCTATTTGTAAAGCATTGTTATAGTAAGCGGTTGCCCCGTTAGTTACAAGATGAGTTACAGTAATTGCATCTCCTACGGCAAGAATTGAACTGAGTGTTGCGCTTGAACTAGCGCGTATATTCAAAGTCCAGTTTGCGCTTGCGTTTGTTGTGTAATAAAGAACGCCTTGAGTTGAAGCGTCATAGTTAATAGTTCCAGTTGCGGCTGTTGCTGATACGGTTGTGCGTTCCTCTGGAGAAATAAGCGTTTTGTTTGAAAGATTTTGAGCGCCAGTTAAAGTTACAACTGTTGAGTCAATAGCAACAACAGGGATTGGTCCCGTACTATTAGTTACCGTTATTCCTGTACCACCATTAACATCAGTTATATCACCAACAGGAAGATTTGTAGTTACATTAACGCGTGTATCTGTAATGTTTGCAGTTAAAATTGAAGTAGCACCAGCAGCAACTGCAATAGTCGCTAATGAAATTGAGTTAGCAGGTATTGCAGGTGCGGTAGGTGAAGCCGCAGGAGTTCCAGCAACTACATTTATAGCAACTTGATTAAGTGAGCCTGTGTAATAAGCATCTGAAACTGTAATACAAACGCGATCAATTCTAGGGTTTGAAGGGTTTGCAGTTGTAATTGTGGCAATGGCAGAAGCATCATTGTAAAATTGGTACACGCCCATATTTGCTTGGGTTGTACCAACGATTGCGCCCCAACCAGCCGCAACCAATACAGACATACCAGCAGGAGAGTTCTGAGTTACTGCGCAAGAAGATGTACCAATGATGCCAGTAGTTGCAATAATACCTTGCATTGAAAGGCGGTCATTTTCGGCAGGGTGCGAACCGTTTTGTAACCAACTGGGCGGTGTGCGTAGTGCCATTTATTCTCCTAGATGTATGTGTTGTACCATACTACCGTAGCGGCGGTAGTTAATGGTACTGTGTTTGTGCCTGTCATATAAAATTGTGATGTTCCGACTGGCGCCCAAAACCAGTCGCCTGATGTAAGTAGATTTCTGGCGGTAACTCCGTTAAGTGTTACAAGTTTATTGTACAAATCAATTACTAGACTATCTGTATTTGTATAAGTACCAGTAAATGTAAGATATTTATTTTGTGTTGTATTACCTAAAGTGGGGTTTGTAATTGGTCCATTTAGCGTAATTGTTGGATATGCAGCCCATCTACCATTATTTGTTACTGTTGTAGTTACTGCCGTAGAACCGCCACCATAGACCAAATTATATGTACGGTTATATGTGCGACCCAACGGGTTTGATACTGATAACACTCCGCTTTGTAAAGTGCTATCGTAATAAGTGGGATTAGGACAAAAAAATGTTACTTGTGATGTTATATAACCATAAGTGTAATTTGGGTCAATGTTTGTAATAAAAGACCGAACACGCGCATTTATGAATTGTTCTCCCGATGGTGGCAAAATAAAATAAAGCGGCGTAGTTCCTGATGTTTGTGGCAATAAAACATTTTGAATTAAATTATGATTTGTTTGCGCTGAGTTACCACCGCTAGTTGCAAGTGTTAAAAATGTAATTGTTATATTACGACCACCAAGAAAATCTTGTCCAGAAAACATACCATCTGCATATCCGCGATTGTCGTCTTGATTACGAATTTGTGGTATGCCTTCCAAACCATCTACCGAAAGTATTTGATAAGGCGTGGCTGAACCGCCAAATGTAAGACCATTAAATGAAAATGAATAACTAGCGGTAACAACAGGCATTATTCAGTTACCACCAATCCGTATTTAGCAAGTCTTACAAAAGTGTTACCTATATCTTCTGGACTGGTGGTATTGTAATTTGTAACGGGTGCGTTAATCACCAAATTCTTACCGCCACTTTCACGCATATATTCTGCTTCGCTTGCCGCGCCTGTTTTCTTTATTGCATCTGCCATTGTATAACTTGCAACAGAGTCGCTTTGTGCAGGAATTTGTGGTTGTGTGGAATTTTTAGCATTACTTAAAGCCGCGCCAAGTGCTTGAATTGCGCTTATTGTTGCGTTTGTAGCATTTGTTATTGAACCAAGTTTTTCAATCATATCTTTTTCAATATCTGCAAGCGTACTTGCTAATTCTTTGCGCGCTTCTTCTTGTGCATCTACCATATCTTTGTATGCTTCAGCAATAGCGCTATCTCTAATCTTTTCTGCTTCTGCCATCGCTTTATCAAAATTGCTATTTATTTCAGTCTGAGCATCTGCAAACGCTTGTGCTTGGTTTCCTAACGCTTCTGCAAGGTCAATACCTGCTTGCGCATAAGCATCATTAAGTTCATCGGTAGCAAGTTTGCCAAATCTACTCATTTGGTTTGCAAGACCATCTACGCCGTGTTGAGTTGTTTTTTCCATATCAACATAAAGGGTTTGTAACTCTTTCATTGTTGCAGGTGATGAATTAAGAATTGACTCTGCTAATTGATTACCAACTTCTGGTCCAGCAGAAACAACTTGTTCAATAAATGTTTGTGAAAATCCATTTGCTTGAAGAAAAGCGGCATTTTCAGCAAGATTTTTAGCGGCCGCAAGTTTTCCTTGCATTTGTTTTATTAGTTCATTAACACTTACTGTGCCAGCCTCAGCCAAGCCCTTAAATAGTTCAACAGGACTAAACTCTGTGCCTTTACGGAAGGCATCACGCAATCTATCTACAGATTGCTTTACAATGCTTTCTAGTTTTGCATAATAATTCTTGTAAATATCATTTACTTTTTTAGCATTATCTTGTTCTGCTTTTAGCAAATCTTCTGACTTTTTAGCGTTAAGTTCGCCCATCTTGTCGTTAAAAGCGGTTTGCGCATTGGCAAGTTTTTCTTTATATGTCTTATCAATACTAGCCATTTTTTCAGTAAATTTAGTTTGCGCAGAACCTATCTTTTCATTTAAGTCGCCAACAATCTTCATATAATCTTCATTGGCTTTTGTTTGCGCTTCTTTAGCGGCTTTTTGAGCAGCAATTTGTTCAGGTGTTAAACCTTTGCCTTTGCCACCTACTTTATTACCAAATTCAGTTTCTGCGGTTGTTAATAATTTTACTTTGACTGGTTTATTTAATTTATCCAAACCATCAGAAAGTGATTTTGCTTTTGCAGCCGCTTTATCTGCAAAATTAGCAGCCCCTTCAAACCCTTTGCTCATTAAATCCAAACCTGCTTTTGCATATTTACCAACACCAGGCAATTTGGATAACACGGTTAAAATTAATTTCAAAGGATTTAAGAAAAATTGAACAAGCGACAATCCAGCATCAACAACAATAGGAATAATTGCAGCAATACCGTTTAATGCCGCCTTTGACATTGCAATTACGCCTTTGCGGAAAGTTTCAGATTTATTCCACAGAATTACAAATACGCCTATAAGCGCAATAACTGCCGCAACAACAAGACCAATAGGGTTAATTGCCATAGCGCCATTAAGAGCAATCTGTTGTCCTGTAAGTAACATAGTTGCGGTTTTGGCAATACCTTGAACTACTGCATATGCTTTTGTAACCGCAGTTATTGTTTTAAGTGTTACTGCGTAAGATGCTAAGGCAACTGTTACAACTAAAACAATTCCGCCAAAGATTTGAAACGCAGTTGAATTTTTCTTTACAAACTCAATGGCACTATTAAATATTTCTAATGCTTTTTTCAGATAAGGCATTAACACTTCACCCAAAGATTGAGCAACATTGTTAAATTGTTCTTTAAGAATTTGTAATTGAACGCTAAATGTTTTTGTTGCTTTTTCTGCCTGACCGCTTAACTTGTCTTTCAATTCTTGCATCGCTTTTGAAGTTGCTTCTGCTTTAGGCAAAGTTGAGTCTAAAACAATTCCAAATTGCTTAAATACTTTACCTGCGCCCATATTTGCTCTTACAAGCATTTGAGATGCAGACTCTAAACTTATTGATTTAGCGCGTGCTAAATCGGCGGACATTGCTAATAATTGTTTTGACTTTGTTAAATCACCAGTTGATTGAATTAAAATCTGCATACTTGCGGCGGCGGCTTCATCATCAAACCCAAGTTTTACAAAACTGCTAGAAAGTTTATCAATTTCATTTCTTGTCTTAGCAGTATTTAATCCTTGACTTGCTAATGTGGTATTTAATTTGGTCATAACGGTTTCGGCTTCCATAGCCTCTTTAATACCGATTGCCGCAAAACCAGCAAACGCCGCGCCCATAGCCAAAAGACCAGCATTTGCAATACGACTTGCTTTATCAATACCGCTAATTGAACCGCCAGCCTTTTGAGCCTGACCTTCCATCTTGCCTAGTTCATTATTAACTTGCTTAAATTCTGCAATAGCCTTATCTGCTACTGCTTTAATCTCAAATATTGCTGGTGGTAAAAATGCCATTATTTGACCACCTTGCCAATGTGTTTAGCAATAATTGCAGGCGCGACTGTACGGAATTTTACAAATGCTGGCTTCATATAAGGAAATCCAGCCATAGCAGAAGTTCCTCTCCAAGAGTCAGGCGCCCATTGTCCGCCTAATTCTACGGCGCGCCCATAAATAATTGTTGGACCTACAATAGCAGAATAACTTGCAAAACCTTTGCGAAACTTCTCACCGCGTATGGAACGGCGCAAATTACCTGTGCGGTTCATAGGCGGTTGCCCAGATGTAGCCTTTTCGCCTTTCGGTCTGCGCCCTTCAATTTGTTCTTTTGATAATTGAATTAGTGTAAGCATCATTTCATCACGCGCCGCCATAGCGCCTTTATCCATATTTGCGCCAGCCTTTTCTAACGCTTGGCGAACCATTTTAAGATTTGATGTTATCACTTTCAACCTTTTTTACTAACGCAGAAATTGCAATTATCCAATCCAATAATGCCGCAGGTTGTTCATCTACTTCTAGCGGTGTCCAACCAAAGTCCTTTGCACAAATGTAATAAAACCATTCATCATCTGGATATGTAAAGGCTTCGTGTCTTTCACCACCTTCAAGCAACCACCTTAGTCGCTGGACTTTCCGAAAGGGCTTTCGGCATCCTTTTCATTTGCTTCTGTATTGGCAAGTGCTGGGAATAGAACCTTTTGTGCTTCTTTTGTTTCTTCCACAAGAAAATCGTAATCAGCCATTTCAAGTTCATCTAGCGACTCAATTTTGATTGACGGAATAATTAAATCAAGCGACCAGTCCTCAATAAGTACCGCAAGCAATCCATCTGTTAATGAGAGTGCTTGCATAATACCTTCATCTGCTTTACCTGCGTTTGCATAAATCTTTTTGCGGTCTTTTACACGCAACGCTGATGGGTCGCGCAAAGTAACCGTTGCGCCACTAGGTAATGTAATTTTCTTTTGTGTCATTTTGTTTCCTTCCGATAGTTGTTTGCCTTCCAATTTTACAACAAATAGGTGCTAGGGGGCGGGAGCAGGGAAGGCGACTGCTACAACCGACCCCCTAGCACATTTGTTCTGTTACTTAGATATAAGTACCAGAAGCCTTTGCATTTTGTAGTACCCACTTAATAGGAGCAAATCCGCCAGAAGCACCTGCATCTGTGGTATTTCCTAATCCGTTAATAGAGCAACTAATTTTTACAAAATCATCTCCACGGTCATAAGCGGCGGCAGTATAAGCACCCTTTGTAAGAGTTGCTTGAATTTGTAATGCAGTTGCACCTGCGCCGTAAGCCCAGTTAAGGACAATGGCAGGTTGTGTGTTTGTTAGGTAGCGTGTTAGTTCTGTATCCGCTTCCATAATAAACTCAAAATCCCCAGTAACATCAAGAGCACCAACAAATACGCTAAATGGATTTTGTGTTTGTGAGATGCCGTAAATTGGTGTAACTGGTCGCTTCATTGAAATTGAACCACTAATACCGTTTGTAATGGTACTTCCACCAATGCTTACAGTTCCCTGCCAAACTGGTGTTGGCAATACTGTGCTAAATGATGGTGATGGAGCAGTTGTCGTAGCGGATAAATTGCCTGTAGATTTTGCATCAAATTCCAACATACCATCTGCGCTAAACTTTAATGTTACATCGTGGAACTGTTGCGCTGCATATGTGCGAACACCAGCAACATAAAAGTCTGTAAGCGTATATGAAAGTGGTTGAACATCTGAAGATGCCGCAAGGCTATTCTTTAGTGAGATTGTGTGCGTATAAGGAGCAGATGCGCCAGTTGTAGCACAAGCACCCATAATACCTGTTAATGCATAACCAATGCCATCAGCAAAGACAACGCCGCCCATATCAAATGTAGAGCGTGTTCTGCCCGGAATATAGTTGTAATTTTCAACCATAGCACCGCGAAGTCCTTGGTCATACAATGGGTCAATTACATCTACTGGTTTTACAGTATCTTTATTGACTAGAAGGTAATCTGTCGGTGCAACCGCAGTACCTTTTGTTACTTCTTTTGCAATTCCTATATAGGAACGAACGGAATTTTGGACTGCCATTTACTCACTCTCCTGCGGTGTAATGGTTGTTGGTTTGGTTGAAATCTTAGCACTAACACTAATAACTTCATATGCATTGAAATCATCTGGCGCATCAAATTCATCATTTGGTGCCACAACAATTGCAAGCGAAGGGAACACACGCTCGTCTGTTCCCGTGTATTTATACTTTGCCATATGTTCTCCTTATGCTTGTATCATTTCGGTAACATCAAACTGAAGTTCAGCGTATGTTTCCGTTGCTCCTTCGGCAACCGTTGCTGGTTCACCATAAGTAGCATTGATAATAGGTTCGGCACCTTGCCAAACCAATGTTCCTGTTGTATCCCCAAAATTGTGGTCTGAACGCAATCTTGTCTTAATGTTATCAATAAGTGTATCAAAATCGGTCATTGCATCTTCTGCATTTTTATGTAACGAGTGATGAAAAACTTGTAAGACTATTGAGTAATCTACACGCTTCCAACCATTAGTTGCACCACCTATTGCTAAGCGTGTTTCATTTTCAGACTGAATAAATACCACAACTGCGGCACGCGATAATTGACCAGCCGTTGAATTAACCTGAAAGTTTATGCGCTTGGGAAAAGAAGTGAATACTTGATTTAGTGTGGTTATTTGTGGTGTTGTTAAAAATGATGCCAAAGTGGCACGGACTCCTGTGCGCCCTGCCATTATCTGACCCTGCGGTAAAGTTGTACCATTTCAAGAGCAAGAGCAATATCTCCGCCCCAACGATTTGCGCCAGTAACATTTGCGGTTGGGCTTGTGGTGATTTGCATAGTCATAGAGTTATCACCACGCACTTTGATAAATGCCGTTGTAATCAAAATACAGGCTTGTTTAATAGCGGCTGGAAGGTTACCAAAGGTAACTCCGCTTGCGTGTGTATAAAGTAAAGCAGATGCTAACGGAACTGTTGTTGAACCATAGGTGTAATTACTGGCTACTGTTATTGTCTCACTATTTGCGCCATCAGAAATTCTATATGTTTGACCTGCAACAACGCCTGTTGCATTTAGAACAGTCATTGAAGTTTGACCAGCAGTTGCGGTGGCAATAGCGTTGTTTACATATCCAGCCGTGTAAGTGTATTTTGTAAATAACTGATTGCGACTACTTCCGCCGCCGCCAAATGAAAGCGGTCCTGCACTTGAATATGTGGTTGCGGTACTTGAGACTGGAATAATAATTTGCTGGTCTTCAAACCAAGTAATAGAACAATCTGGAAGTGTTACCAAATTGTTTGGGTCAAATCCATATGAAAAACTTTGCAATGAAATAACAGGTGTGTGATTTGGGTGTAGCGTTACATAACCATCTGGCGTAAATCGGGTACGCTGATTTTCATTTAATGTAGATGCCACAAGATTTTGATTTAGGTATTCGTCCATAAATGAACTTGCGCGGTTAATAACTTTAAGTAATTCGGCATCTTGTGCAGTTGCGTTACCGCCAACAACAAGGTTATCGTAGTCAATAGATGTTGGCGCATTTTTGTATTCTGCAACCGTTAAATAAGGAACTTCGCTAAATACGGTTTGATTTGTAATACCCGTAGCCATTATTCCCCATCTCTCGGCGGTGTGTTACTTTCGTGTCCACAACGACCACATTTTTTGAACCAACTACCAAAACCGCACTCGTTACAGGTAAAGCCAAGCGACATATCGTTTGTCGTACCCATCAAACTTGCTTCAAAAAAACCTTCCGCCTTTAGCGCCTTTGCATCTTTTGCATTTGAAACTTCAACAATGCCTTTTTTGTTTTGATTGTACTTGCGTACACCGCGAGATGTAGTTATATCAACGCCACGCAACCCTTGTGGTCCAACCAATTTAGTCATTTGTTTCCTTCTTTTAGTAAATAAACACCGTGCGCCTTCCTGCACGGCATCTATTTATTGCTAACTAAGCCTTAACAATTCCTGATACTGCGCCGTTCCAAGCAGGAGCGGTGCAGAAGAAGTTGCCACGGAAGTATGTGCTGAACTCATATGCGAACTGAGTTACAGGCCATTGAATGCCCATATAGTCCTGAACCATAAAGTTAGCCCAAACATCTGTTACCTCTGTGTCTGGAATTGGAAGTGTGTATGAAAGCACTGGTGATACACCCTGTGGAAGCCAAGGGTGAACGGTTAGTGGAACCATCTTGCCAGTAATTTCGTTGTGTAGAGCGCCGATAACTGCACCACCAACATAATCTCCCACTTCATTTTGTGAAAGGTTAATACGGTAGTTAGCAGTTGAGCCGTTCTTAATTGCATCTGAGAGTTGCTTACGGTCTGCGCCGTTTAGGAAAATCTCATCTGGGTCAGCCTTTACATTGTCGTAAAGGTTGCTAAATACAACCTGATATTCATTTCCTGGGTTAGAGGTTGAGAATGTTGAGTTGATTGAGTTGTTGTAACCGCTTGATGAACCAAGAACAGTAGGCAAAATTCCGTCATAACCTGTTGCATATGCAGATGTGTCTGCGGTTGCGCGAGATGCGGCGGCACCTGTTGTTGTAAATGCGGCGTTGTTACCTGTTAGACCAGATGCGCCTGCACCCTGAATTGTAAATGTTCCAGTACCACGGAGTGTTCCCTGATACTTTAGGTTTGCTGCGCCTGTTGCAGTTCCAACATAAATGTTGTAACCAAGTGCGCCTGCTACTGCGGTTGAAACTGTAACAGTAAGAACATCACCTGCGGCAACTGTTTCTGAAACTTCAGTTCCAAGAATTGACTCACCAAAGCCTGATGAAGAAATACCAGCATCAGCAGTTACATTGATGTAGTAGGTATTTGCTGCAAGTGCAGTCTGTGAACCTGATGCGACTGGTGAAGCCTTTGTGAATGTAGGTGCTGAAAGTGCGCCAGAATATCCTGATGCAGTTCCGCGTGCCATAAGCATCATACGCTCTTCCATCAACATTGTTGCATAAAGTGTTGAAGTTGATGAGAGTTGGCGCAAGTCCTGATATCCCATACCTGAGAAGTTAGCATCAAATGATACTGAGTCAGATAGTGAGTATGAGTTGTATGGCAACACTAGGTCGTCAGCAGCATAAGCAATCTTTGGACCGCGCTCGTAGTTAATTGAACCGAAAGCAGTTGTTGTGCTTTCTGTAATTCCGGGCCAGATGTTTCCTACTCCGCCTGTACCTGTACCTGTGTATCCGTTAATACGCTTTACACGGTGAGATGTACCGACACCCTTCTTGCGTGCAATCTTGTTACGCAATGGTGTTGGGCGTGGTGTGAGCAACTTAGAAGGTGCTTCAAGGTCAAAAGCCGCAAAAGATGTGCTAAGTGGGCTTGTGAGTGTGATGTCTTTCTGAATGTCCTGCATAGCAAGGCGTTGTGAAGCAAGTGCGTTATTAAGCGCGCCGACTGCATCTGGTGAAAGAGATTTGTTTGTTGCTAGGGCTTCAAGTGTTGATACTGGGTCGCCAGATGCCTGAGCAAATGTTGATGTACCTGACTTGATAGCCATAATTGCTGATGGGTCTGAAATAGACTGTCCAACAGACTTGTTGAAAGCATCTGTAAATTCGTCCATACGCACTGCTGCATCTTTTGCAGAAGTGGCATCGCCGAACAAGTCAGTTGCTTTAACTGGTGCTAGAGCCATTTGTTTCCTTTCGTAAAGAGTTTGAATTATTTGTTGGCTTGTATTGCTAGTGCTTTGGCTTCAAAATCTGATGCCAATTCTTTGTAACCGCGTGCTAAATCTTTATCATCGGTTACTGCGGACTTTGCGCGATATTCAGCCGCTTTTTGTAGTAAGTCGCCAAGTTCGGCAATTACTGCTGGCTTAATAACGGAACGCTTTGGTCCGCCTGCTACTGCTTTTGTTTTTGCCGTTGCTAATTCTGCATTTAACTTGTTAATTTCCTCTTGATAGGAAATAACCTCTGTAGTTATAGCATCTTTTGCACTCTTTACGGCTTTCTCAATGATTGCAGTAATTGTCTTATTAGACAAATCCTCATCATCTGAGGAATTCTCATCTGTGCCATCATCGGCAACATCATTTCCATCTACATCAATGCGTGGAATAATTGTGTCTAGCGACTTAGGAGTTTCAGTTGGTGAAACCATAGTTGCAGTTGATACATCATCACGACCGTGCGCATCTGCTGGCTTATCACAACCACACTCTAGGCACTTAGCGGTATCTGACTTATCCAAAGGCTTCTTGCCTTCTGCTTCTTCAACTTCTTCTTGTGCGGCTTCTGGCTTTGAACCTTCTTCGGTTTCTTCCTCTGCGGTTTCGCCATATTCCTTTTCTTCATCTTCATCAAGTTCAACGCCAGCCTCTTTACACATTGACTTGCATTCGTCAAGTGCTTTTTGAGCCGCCATATAAGCAGACTTTGCTTCTTCATAACGCTTTAGCATTTCTTCTTTTGAAGGCTTTTCAGCAACGGCTTTTTCTTCTTCTTCGTGCATAGATTTTGTTATTCTTTTTGTACGCGCCATTGCACGCTCCTTTAGTGTAGTTGTTTTTGTTGCAGATTTATCTAATAATTCATCACTATATTCTTCCAAAGCCATATCTGTATCACCTAATCTATCCATAATATCGTCAGCATCATTCCTATCAATTCTGGATAATTGATTTGCCGCTTCTTGTAAATGCTCTCTTGCTTCATTAACTAATCTTTCGTGTTCAGCATCATCTTTTGTTTCTGCAGCATCATTTAATTTTGCTCCAGCATCATTTATATGTTGTACTGCAGAGTCAGCGGCTCTTGACTCTTTTGTTTCTTTGCCTTCTGCATTAATGATTTCATCTCGCAAATCTTCGCAACGGTCTGCAGCATCACCTAAATTATCAAACTCTTCACTAACAAGAGAGTCATTTCTTGCATCTGAGTTAATTCTGTAATCTTCTTCTCTTTCGGAACTATCGCGCTCTGAACTTGAACTATCGCCACCGCCAGAACCAAAGCGCCCTCTTTCATCGCGCTCTTGTTCCTTTTCAATAAATTCTTCAACTTGTTGCAAATCACCAGCGTTATCAGATTTAGCCAACATTAGTTTTGCATTAGGGTTTGCTGGTCTATCAACTAATGAGATTTCTACAATTTGTCCTTCAATAATTCTACCGTTAGCGGCTTTTGTATCTCTAATAATGCGTGGCGCACGAATACCGATTGAGAAACCTTTTAGCACACCAGTTTCAACTTTCTTTACCGATACTGGGTCAACAACTAATGCAGAAATGTAATGCCCATCTTCTTTGCTATCTAATTCTTTTGCAACACCTGCCGCAATATTGCTGTGTTGTTCTCTAATGTTACCGCCTGTTTTGAACCACTCTGGCATCGCTTTTTCTAACCAACCTGCATCACAAATCTGTTGGTCAATATCTAATGCATCATCAGTTGCCTTGCCATACACCAATAGCGTTCCATCTTCTTGCTTTTCTTGCTTAATGATTTGCGCGTATGAATGTGCTAAGTCTGTGGTCATTGATTTATCCTTTTTCTTTTCTCTCTCTGCAATACTATCTGCCCAAGTTTTTCCTGCATCGCCACCCCATAGTAGCCACGCAATATAACCGCGAGAAGGATTTGAGGCGTTACCCCAGTCCTTTCCTTTTTTATCAACTTCGTGTCGTGCAAAATAGGATACCATACGATTAATTGTTTTTAACGGTAATGATTTACCATTTGATAAATCTCTAGCACGCGCAACGCCAACCATAGTGCCGCCACGCTTAAACTCTTCGCGTAATTCTAAGCCTCTGCGAGCATTTTCTTGTGCGCCTTTAGGCGGTACAAACCCATCTTCTTTCAAAATCATTTTGCTGGTTTCTTTGCGATAACCGCCGCCACGCTTTTTGTATTCACGAACAACCCAAGCATTAGCGACTGCCGATGGGTACACATCAAACTTCTCTTTTGCTTCACGCTTTATTCTGTTATACAAATCAGTATCAGAAGGCTCGGAATTACCGCCGCCTTGATTAATGTTTTCGTAATCTGGTTTATCTGCCATTTTACAAAGTCCAAAGTAAGCACATTTTTGATGATGCCGCGCTTACGCACCAGATTTGTTCTCCGCCGTTCAATTCCATACTTAAAGTTGCTCCATTATTTAAGTTATATCCTTCATCTGCGCCAGTAGTAGTTACAGATGCATCACCTAAATATGCCTTACTTCCGCCTTCATTTGCAATATACAGATTTATTTTGCCGTAAGTAGTTGGCGCTTCAAATAACATAATTGCAGTTCCAGTAACTGTTGTTGTTTGATGACCTATTTGTGGTTGTGCCATTGTTACTCTCCGTTCAAAATATAATCTAATGCATCTTGCCCAATATCGCGAGTATCTACTACATATGGCGCAATATCGCAAACACAATTAGGGTGCGCAGGTGGTTCGGTATCTCCGCTTGGGAATACATCACCAATACCGATAGGTGATACATCTGCATTTTCTTGGCATAAATCACAAGGGTCTGCGACTAACCACTCTACCAGTTCCGCACCGCTTTCTTCATATAACTCTCTGGAAGCAATAGACACGGCACTACTCATTTCAGTTTGCGCAATAGTAAGTGCGCGCTCGCTATCGTCTAGCAAATCTTCCAATTCTTCACGCACACTTGCTGGCGTTTCACCTTTTGCTAATGCTCTGCCTAAAAGCGTTCCAATTCGGTCAAGTGTGGTTCTATTTACATTTTGAATTGTTACACCGCGCCTATCTAACAAATCAGATAATCCGCGAGGTGGCTTTAACAGATTAGCGGCGGCGCGATTGCCCGGTCTCCAAGTATCCCAGTTGATGCCCATTGCGCGTTGTAAGTCTGCCTTTGATGGTGCTTTATTTATCTTTGCTTTAGCCAATGCGCTCATAGCAATATCTTGCCCAAGCGTGTAACTGTCCACATAAACAGTTTGTAAAGCATTAAATAATTCTTTGCTATTTGGGCGTATATGAATACGCGCATAAGCGCGTGTTTCTTCTGTCGTTGTAGTTGATGTAAATGCCATAGCAAAAAAATCATTTACAACGGCATCAACATCTATGGAAGCACGCAAAGCATCTCTTACAAGTTTTGCGCGCCGAGCAGCAAGGCGTACTTTTGCGCCCTGCCTTTTCTTCCATACTTTATTCATTTTATGCCTATGCTAAATAGCGTTCAGCGTACCAGCGAGCGCTATCGTAATCTTTTGCAGAAACAAATTTGTTTAACACATCTGCATAGACAACTGGCACATCTTGGAAACGGAAAGTCCTATCTGGCGCTTTTGTTAAGAACCGCAGGAACTTTTTTAATTCCTGTTGTGCTTTTACTGCATCGGTTACATCTATCTCTGGCGTATCTTCAATTGCAGGCACTTCTGCTTCTGCTTCACCATCTTCTGTTAGCGTTTGTGTGCCGTCAATTAACACCATACCTGTTTCTGTTACAAGATATGAACCAGTTGCGGTTGTGAAGATAGGAACATCTGCCTCTGGCGCTTCAATTAAAGGCAAACCAGAGCGTGAGCGTGCTTCATTTAGCGTTAATGTTCCAGATTTGATATTTATATCAACTGTGCGTGCATTACTTTCTGTATCTTCTCTGCCACTTTCCATAAACTTGAATTCAAGTTCGCGTGGCATACCGAGGAACACATAAGACAATTGCGAAATCATTTTTGCAACCCAGTTTGCTAACGGAATTGCGCCAAGCACTTCGCTACTTTCTGCCTGACCTAATTGAAAACCTGAACCACCCAAACCGCCTTTAGGACTAAATCCAATTTCAGAAGGTTGTACGCCATAGTGTCCGCAAATGCTATTGACTAGATATTCGTCAAGTGTGTCCTTAAAGCGCTCGCCGTAACCATCAAACTGCACTGGTTCCATACCGACTGGCAGTAAGCGAACACGCTTGCGTTGTTCTGTTTGTCCTGCTAAATCGCTATTGAAAATGTTTTCATATGCGCGTAACAAGTCTGGGTTATTACCAAAGTTTGCATCTGTTTTCATTAACAGTTCTGGTGTAACGCCATCTGTATATTCTGCACGAAGCCATTGCTGACGGCGCAAGTAAATATCTGCTAGTGGTAATGCGCGTTCAGTTGGTCCATATCCATACACGCTAGTTGTTCTGCGGTTCTTGATTAGATATGCCAATTCATCACTTGTAAATTCGCCATCTGCTTCTTCTGTTTCTGTCGGTGCAGTAAATTCGCTGCGAGGAAAACCAAACAAGATTTGCTGATATGCACTATAAGGCGGCATTGGTCGCATACCTCTATCATCAATCAATGGCTTAATTGTTGAACCATCAAGAATTTGTAATCCAAACAAATCACCGCCAACACTCTTTTGCGGCCATATAGCCCAAGCATCTAGCACTAATATCTCTTCAAGTGCAATATTTAACCAGTCATAGAATAATAATCCGTTTGCCTTATCTGGTTGTTCCCAGAATTGTCTTACTCGGCTAATATCTTCGGTGAAGTTATCTCGCGCAGTTTGCATAGCGCGTACGCGAGCGCCACCAATTTCGCTAATAATCTTTTCTGCGGCATCTTCGCCTAATGTAATATCCCAATTCAATCCAAGTATTTTTGATTTAGTAACTTCAATACATCTGCGCAAGATATCAATTTGGTCTGCGGCGGCGCGTAATGTTTTGAAAGGTGTTAAGCGTGTTTCTGTAATATTTATATTTTGCGCAACTTGATATTCATATCTGCGTGGGTCTGGTCTGCCGCTATCTGGATTAGGCGGATTTATTGCGCCCGGAACAATTGGCATACCAGGGGCAAAAGGAACTGTTGCAAGATTTGGATTGCGTGGTAGTGCATCTGTTTGTCCGTATGTTGTTGTTTGCCCAATGTTATTGCGCATTTGTGTTTCTGTTAGTGCTATTGAACCTACTGGTAAATTAGGTGCTTTAGTAATCTCTTTTGCAACTCTTTCTGCAAATCGGTCTATCAAACCCATTACATTAACCTCTCAAATTGTTTCCGCATTTAGAACAAATGCTAGCCGTTTTCGGTGATGGCATACCGCAAACTGTACATAATAATGCCATATTTGCTAAGGCAAGCATACTAGCACCGCCAGAGTTTAATTCTGTTAATGCCCACACTAATGCATCTAATCTATCTGGGCTTTCTGCCGATGTTGGAGTCCATTCGCACATTTGCGTTTCAAGTTCAGAGAAGTATCCAATGTGATGCACTTTGCCTTGCTCATACAAACTGCTTATAGGTTCGGCGCGTAATTGTTTACCTCTAGTAGCAGTTACCTTTTTTGTCGCAACAGATGCATCTACCTGCTTTAATAGCAAAATAACCATATCACCGCCATTGTTTGTTTCGGCAACGATTTTGTCTGCATTGTGTTTGTGATACAACTCAACTGCCACTCTTGCCCAAGCATCTGGCGTTGTACGAATAGATTTATCATCAAGTATGTAATACTCACCATTTGATGCAATTCCAGCCGCAACTATGCCTGTTTCATCGCTAGTAGCGTTACCAGTAACCGCAGGGTCAATAGCAACTACAACGCGAACAAGTGGTGGTGCGCTATCCACCCGTGCATCGTCAATTAGTTTGCGAGTCCATAGCGCACCATCTACATTGTCCAGTATTTCACCGTAAAGTTCCTGCCTTCCAAGGCGCGTGTTCTCATAACGCAATCTGTACTGCGCTAAGGCACTTTCAGCCAAGTTAGCCGCATTATCAAATGTTGAACCACGCACTATTTTTACATTGTCTTGTGTTATTAACTCTTTGATTAACTTAATTGGCTTTGGTGTAGTTGTAACAATAGTTTGTGGGAATTCACCTAAGCGCAAACCGAATTGGTACTGGTCCCACGCTTCTGGATACTTAAATGCGGCTAACTCATCAAACCAACCGCCGTGATGTTGTGGTCCACGCAAACGCTCTGGTTCTTCGCCAGAAAACAATTTAATGCGTGAGCCATTTGTTAAAAAGATTTCACCGATTGAACGATTGTAGTCCTTTAGCGTGCCATATTGACGCAAGATATTAACAATACCGCTTTCACCTTCTGCGCAAGTATCGCGTGCATCTCCATAAGTAGGCGCAACTATTGCCCAGCGTGTTCTGGGCTTACTAGATGCTTCATAAGCCAACCACTCTGCTGCCGTGCGTGTCTTACCAGCACCACGCCCTGCCAAATATAGCCAAGTTGTCCAAGATGTATCTTCAGTCGGTAATTGTTCAGGTCGTGCTAACTGACTAACCCATCTAACTCTACGGCTGGCTATTAAGGATAGCGACAAGTCGCTGGACTTCTGCATCAATTGTGTCTCGGTCATAGATACTTACCTCAACTTGTGCCTTCGTAGGCATATCCAGACCAAGCAATCTGGCACGCCTTTCCATAATCTTAATCAACGCTAACACTAATCGTGCGCGAGTATTAGCATCTGTGTTTACCGTATCTGTTAAATCTCCCCATATAGCCGCTTGCGCAATATCTAATCTATCCATTTCAGATTTGCGCACTTCAACTACATCTTCATAAACAATTCTGTTACACGCACTCAAATATGCCTTATGCGCGCCAGATGCACTTGCGTAACCTAAACGCTCTGCGATTAAATCAAATGTTAATCCACCGCGCCTAAATTCCAGAACCTTGCGTTCCTTCTCCAAGGTTTCTGGTTTGACTTTACTTCTTCCCATTATTTGCTCCCACCCCAACCACCGCCACGAAATATGGCTGGTGTTGCTCCTATAACTTTGCTCATTAAATTACCGCACTCACAAGTTAATTCGTGCTTATCATCAAACCCAAAATAAACATTTTGTTGTGCATTGCACTTAAAACATTTGAACGCGTATATCGGCATTTACACTCCCATAATTCACTACAAATATAGCATTAATTCTGTGGGCGTGGGCATAATACTTTTGCAATCTCTTCATTAGGTTGCCCTGCATATCTGAAACCAGTAGTAATACGGCTACGCGATAAACCTAATCTGCCTGTTATGGAAGATGTTTTGCCTCTTTGCGCCACTCTTGACGGTTCTCTTATCATCTCCCAGTTCGGGCTTCTATTCAACGCCCTAACGCGTGCAGGGTGAGATGTGGTCGTATATGTAGAGAGTCCTTGCGCCGCTAATCCAGCGCATACATAATCTACAAACCTGCCACCTAAGCCGATACCTTGATAGTCAGGCAGAACAACAGTTCTACTAATACGCCTAGCATTTTTAACATTAGCGTTAATAAGTGGCAAAATAGCGGTAAATACTGCTGGTTGGTCTTTAATTAAACCAACATAAATCTGTGCTGATTTATTCAAACTATCGCTTAGATAGTGATGTTTGCTGAATATGCTCCACGCTTCATACTTTGCCCAAATGACTTCAACATTGACTTGTGGGCGGGGTTGAACCGACCCCCAAGTGAAAGTGCCGAGATGCGGCTGATAAATCCAGTCAGGTTGTAACCACTCTTCAATATCGTAATGGCAAGCAACTGCGACAAACTTTTGATTGCGCGCTCTAACAGTTTTAGCAATAGCGGCAGAACCTATTTGCGCAACTGTGCGGTCAATAACAGATGTAAATTCATCTACAACTGCAATCTCTTTACTTTCTGCTAATACGCGTGCCATACTCACACGGAACTTTTCACCGTTTGATAAATTCTCATATGGGCGCAACCAAGCAGGCGGTGATGAGAAACCAACACTAGAAAGCAACTCTGTAATATCTTTAATTGCTAACTCTTTTGGAAAATCGTCAATAACGGCGTTACTGCGACCCCATTGCATAGTTTCCGTACTTGATAATTCTTGATTAAACATATCTTTGGCGACTGTTGTTTTACCTGCACCGCTAGGACCAACAATTAACCCTATATTCCAATCGCGTGTTCCTAAATCTGGAATATTGTTAGGAATTTCAGTAGTAGATATTTTTGCCGCCTGCAAATCAAAAATACCCTCTAACTGCATTACTCTGGGTGTTCTGTTAATTTCTGTGGTTAATCTAATAACACTCATATTTGCCTTTTCTGTTAGATAACGATTGCGCGAACACGCAACCCTTCTTGTGATAACCGAAGCAATAATGCAGTCTGGTCATTTTCATCATCACACTCAATTACAACTTCATAACGCTCAGCAATTTCCTTCAAATCGGTGTTAATTTCTTCGCGTGTTTTCAAATCAAAGCCTTTAAAGCCTAAATCTGTTACCGACCAGTCATTTGTGTTCAATTCGCGTAACTGTCCAAGCAATACTTCACTATTCCAAGATGCTAATTCAGCCGTGCGATTATCTGCGAGCGCGTATGCCTTAATTGTGTCTGTATCCCAGTCATCAGGCACGGTAACGCAAGATAAACCTTTCCAGCCAATTTGTCTGGCGGCTTCTACTGTTCCGTTACCAGCAACAACAATTAAATCTTTTGTTATTACAACTGGTTTGCGTTGTCCAAACATTTGCAAAGAGTTAGCAATCGCATCAAGGTTCTTTTGATTATGCGCTCGCGCATTATTTGGGTCAAGCATTAAATCATCAATCGGAATTACTTTTATTTCTAGTTCCATTTTTGCCTTTCTGAAAAATTAGTGAGAGAGGGTGCCAAGGGACAGAAGCACCCTCTCTCTATTCCGCTACGCCGAAGGGATTGACGGCGTGCGAAGTGCCTTCACTCGCTCAACATCTGTGATGTTAAACAAGGATTTTCTTTTATATTTACCTGACGGTACAAGAATTTTGCGCCACACTAATTGTCGCAAATTGTTATGTGAAATGTTAAGCATCTCTGCGGCGATATGGCTATCTACCATACCTTCGGGAATTTCATTACTCATTTTATGCCTTTCTGCTATGACCAAGGGTCATCAACTGGGTCCTCTATCGGTCTTTCATTATGCGGTACAAGTGGTTCCGCAACATTTCTTGGAACAATACCATAACCGTTAATAGTGCATTCCAACGATTTAACTTCAACGCCTTCTTTACCAACATATGAGTTTTGTGTTAGCAAACCGTTAAATGTAATCAAAGTGCCTTTGCGCAATTCATTTGCGGCGCCTGTTGCATTTTTGCCCCAGATAAAACAACGCAACCAAATTGTTTCCTTATCAACCCACTCGCCATCTTTATTTACACGCGGTGTGTTAGCAATTGAAAAAGATGTTACATTTTTTCCTGTCGGTGTTAATTTAATTTCAGGGTCGCTACCTAAGCGACCTTCTCCGTAAATAACAATTTCACCAGCCATAGCCTTCTTTCCTTTCAATGTAATCGTAAGTTCCTTCAATAGTTAGTTTAACAGTTGAACCGTTAGGAAGCAATAACGGATAATCAAATGGGTCTGCGTGTTGCGGAACAATATGTCCTGTTTCTGTTGCAGTTTTTATATTCATATGAACAGATAATGTTCCTAAGTTGTGGCATTCGTGATGCAACGCAACAAGATTATCAACTGTATCTTTACCGCCACGCGAACGCAGTTTGCGATGATGTAACGCAAAATTATCTGATAACCCTATTCCACATTTTTCGCAGTAGTGTTGGCACCGTGCAAGAATTAACTCCCTTAGTGCTTTCCAATCAGTCATTTGATGCCTTCTGCGATTATTTTGATGGTTTAATCGGAATAAGTGTTGAAATAATCGTCAATGATGGTTTCAGCGTTGAACAACTCGCGGCTTAATTTTGCTTTGTCTGTTATTCGTATTAACACACCTTCCACCGTGCCATATTCTTTGATAGCAGTAATTTTTGTTACTTGCTGGTCATCATCATAGGCAACGCCTGTTAATCCATCTAACACCGCACGAATTAACTTATCAATATCTGGTCTAACAAACGGTTCATTGCGCTTTACTGTTTTGGGCTTCAAAAGTGTAAATGTTAAATGCACTTCAACACTTTCAACCGCTTTTTCCCATATTACAGACTTAGCAACACGCGCAATATCAGCACGCCATAATGCTAAGTCTTGTGCACGCATATGAATTGCGTGTCCGTTAATAAATTTAAGGGAACCTTGCGGAACTGGTCGCCCTGCAACGAAAAATTGCGCGCTAGTACCAGCGATGTCTTTTCCAGAATTTCCAAGCGGTACAGGGTTGCTCATAACGATGCTTAATATACCGCAATCCGTTATCAATTTGTTTCTTTGGGTGCTTAGATTTTTCTCCAAGCATTTGAGCAATACCGTAGGCACTACTCTTTGGATTATCTGATTTGTGGTTCCAGTTACTCTCTTTGTCCCATAATTGACTAAGGCATACAAACTGGTTTGTGTTCCAGTTGTATGCCTTAATAGCAATTTGAGCGTATTTTTTAGGATTTTCCACCGCTAAATGCATCTGTATTTCAGTTTGAGACATAAGCGGTGCATTTGCTTGGGCTGGACTTGCTACTACTATTAACAAACCTGTAACAGTTGCTAATATGATTTTTTGTATATTTTGTTTTTGCATTTCCTACTCCTTTACAGGGTTCGGGTTCGTGTCGCTTCTTCTTTATCGTAATTGTCCGATGATTTGAGGGTTGAGCGATTTCTGAGGCGTTCTGCCATTTCCTCACTTGATGTAGATGTATTTTGTATGTGCGCCCTTTCGGGGTCGCAGACGGGGCAAAAACGCACCCCATCATACCAAGTTTCAATCACAATTTGTTTGCCTTCTCGCACTCTTTTTTCGGTGTGTTTATATCGCACCCATATATATCCTTTCTCACAACCGTCAGTATGCGTGCAGTAACAATTAACTCGGTGGCATCTTGTATCCATTACAACTCCCTTCTTAGTAAATTCATTACATCATCTATTCCTGCGGCGTGTCCTGTTATATATACAAACGCTAATTCGTTTGCAGGCGGTTCGGTGTTCATTTGCAATTTGAGTTCATTTGCTTTGCGTAACAAAGTTTGAATAAACTCAAATTTTTCACTCTCTTCCATTTTTTTCCCTTTCGTTACCGAGTGCAATATCTGCGCAAATTGCTTGTACGCCTATTAAAGCGTTATCAATACTTCCTGACCGTTTAACGATTTCCTTACGATTAGCAACTGGGTTCCACGCAAGTATCTCTTTTGCAACTTCATTTCGTATTTGCGCTTCCAATACCGTTATTACCTGCTTTGCTAATTCTTGTTCTTTAACGGTATCGGTTTTTAATAACAGTTTGCCATTTTGTACAAACCAATGCGGTTTTTTGCAACTGCGGAAATTAAAAAACTGCATACTATTTGCCAACCTTTCCGTGCAGGATTTCAATTAGTTCTGTATATGTATGTATTTCTGCGTACAGATAACGCTGGATTTGTTCTCCAGCATATTTGCTTTCTTTTATATCTTTATCTGTTACGCCTAAATCACCAGCCAATTTGCTAACAAACCAATCATTAACTGTTGCCATTTATCTGCCTCTCTTATGGTCGTTAGATAAATCCCAGTGATACTCACAAACATCTCTGCCGAGTTTCTGGTGGGTTGCTGGGTCGTTACATATCACGCATATAGGGTCTGAAGTTTGCGAGTCTGTAATCGTCTGTGGCGACTCTATTTCGTTTAGTATTTCCGCCAGTATTGGTTCTAATGCTTTTGCCGCTTTATCTAACTTATCTTGTAACTCTTTACTCATTTGCCTTGCCTCTCTTTGTACATATTCTGCGCCACGCGATATGCGTAACTGACTAAATCCGTCAAATCTTTACTCGCGGCTTCATCAATCGCTAATAATGCTATACGACCAAACCGCTTTATCATTTGACCAATGCGCCCAATTTCCACGCTGGATAACTGGCGTGTTTGTAGTTCTGCTACATACCACGCAGTTAGTGCTATACAACCGCCTATATCGTTATTGTTATGCAAGTTATCCCATTCATCTTCAACTAATCGGGATAAGTTCCAAGCGTTAATACCATTAGCGCGTGCTTCTGTTAATTTATTGCTAATGTTTTCAACTGCCTGTCTTGCACTTTCTACTCTTGGAGTAGGAAGTAGTTTCTTTTCTTCTGTATTCTGTATTATGTATTCTGTATTCTGTATTCTGTATTCTGGCTCTGTTATTAACGCGTTATCCCACTCATCATCAACTGGTTCTGCGTTGTTATCTGGTACTTGTTGCTTCTCTCGGTAACGCTTTTGCCTTTCTCTGAGATTTGCACGCTTTACCTCTACTTGTTCCTTGCTAGTTTGATGCGCCAGATAATCGTGAATACGGAAACCGTTATTTGTTAAATCTTCACGCCATAATTCCGCATTTGTTAATTCAACAATTACAGACATATCGTTATTAGCAAATCTTGATGCTATTTGCATTGGTATTAACCCATCGGTTAAATACTTTCCGCAATAACATAACCCGTTAATATGAACACGAAATGCACTATCAGATAGTCCAACCACTTTCGGGTGGTCTGGAAAACTATCGTCAATTTTTATCCACGCCACTATTTCACCGTCAATCTCATTGTTGGTTCTCCCTGTTTCTTAGGAACGAAACCTAACGCTTCCTCAACGGCTTTTTCGTCAATTGACTGTCGCCCTGCAATTTGACTCCACTTAACAATATTGCCATTCGGAGTAACACCATCAACGCCTTCCAAATGCGCCTTAATGCCATCTTGTTCCGCTTCTAACTCTTTTATTTGTCCAGATAGCGTTATGTAGCGTTCAATAGCGGAAACAGTTTGATTATCTGTAATTGTAGTTTCCGCTACTTCTTTTCCCTTGCCACCACAACTTTCACCGTAATATGAACAGTAGAATTTGCAGAATTGCGCGGCGTATCTTTCTGGTGCTGGCGCAGTATCCATATCTTGCACTTCTCTTAGCCACTTCAAACCTTCAAGTGCCATCTCTTCATTGTATTCCTCGGTGTGCAATTTGATATTGCGTTCATCACCATCTCGCGGAATACCCACAAGAGTAACTGTTTTAGGGTTATTACCATTTTTTGCTAGTAGATATGCGTATAACTGGACTTGTGTGCGTTGTTGTGTGCTTGGAAAATAACTTAGATTTTTCAATTTAGTGGTTTTCCAATCCACAACTGCGCCTACGCTTGGAATATATAAATCAATATGACCCTTCAAACCGTCATATTCAACCTCTTCTTCCAACCAGTATTCACCCCAATTAGCCGCATTGTCTTTCACTAATGCTTCTTCAATCATTTTGTGAATAGCGGTACCCATAAGTGCAGGCAATTTAAGTGTTTCATTTGTCTTTGGCGTATCTTGTATTTGTAACCATACTTGCTTGCGACAACCGCCGATTTGAGATACCCCAATTTGCTTTTGTTGTGAGCGTTCGCGGTTATTGTCGTATGTTGTTAATGCTTTCATTAACATTTCATCTATTTGCATTATTTTTTCCCTTTGCAGTTTTCTGGGCAATCACCGCAACATTTGCAGCAAGCCCCCTTGGTTGTAGTTGCTTCAAAATGCGTTGCAATACCGCCGCATATAACGCATTGATTTGCTTTTCTATTTGCAAGCATTTGATAAAACAATTCATTAAATGTTTCATCTGCTATTTGATTGAGTTGTTTATCTCTGGACATTTTCTCCCATATAAACAACCACTCTGCATCTGTTAGCGGTTCTGCATCATTATCTTTTGCCATATCGTTTGCTTGGTCTTTATCAAACCAAAATGTAACGATTTGTTCATCATCTGGTAAATGTTTTACCACCGATTTTATTAACTGTACTTGCATTTTTGCCCTCTTATATCTCTAATGAAGCCCTAACGGAAGTTCCGATAGAGCGTGCAATATCCACTTGTGTGCGGATACGCGTTGCATTTGCTCTTGCCGCCTTTACAGTTGCTTCCGCCATATTTAATTGACGGTATTGCTCTTGTGTAGCAATAAGCGCAAAATCTTGTACATCTTGTACACGCATTTTTTCGGTAGATAACTTCATACGATTATGAGCAATCTCAATTTCGTATTCAGTTTTTGCCTTGTGATATGCGTGTTCAGCCTGTTCAAGAAATGTATGAGCATCATCAACTTCTTTTGATAATGACGCTAATCTATTTTCTATAGCCTGTGGTGTAACCATTAGGTTTTGCCTTTCCGGAATTCCCGCAAACTGTGCATTGTGCTAACTCATTTTGTTTCCAATTAGCGCAATACCAGCAACGGTACGGTTGATTATCTGTTTGAGTCATTTCTGCTTACACCGATTACAATAATTAAGGCTTCATCTTCTGAAAAACCTGCTAAAACCAAATTGCCATACAGTTCAAATAACTTATCTGGCGGTATTGAAATTAACGGTTCTTGCGATTTGTCCTTAATAGTTACGCTTTTTTGCGTAATAGTTGTTTTTGTTCCAATTTTAGAAACAAAATTCAACCACTCTTCATTACTATCTGTATTTATTCTCATTACTTGCTCCTAATTGTTCTTAGTTCAAATACATTTGCCCATTGTGGGTTTTCTTCAATTATTAGCCGTGAGTAATACGGTGCATAATTGTTATTTATCTTGAAATCGGAATTAGGGTCATCAGTTTCCATATAGTAATTCCAGCGCAATACTTCAAATAGCATATTGATGCCAATTCTGCGCCGACCCCGATTTACAAGTTCAGCAGTCATAGACTTCAATGCGGAATACACCTGCGGATTGTTTGCGTGAAACTGTGCAAATCGTTCCGCAGGTGTTAATTCCGTACTGAAATCAAGTTCCATATAGAAACTTGAATTATCCATTTGCCTTTTCCAATGTTGCTTTACGAGCCATAATCTCCGTGCGGAGTGTGGTTGGCTCATCTGCATCTGTTGGCTTAAACTGAATATCCAACTTGTCTTTAGCGTAATTGAACAAGACCCTTAATACTTCTAATGTATCGGCGGAGTCTGCCTGTTCTAAAATCTTACGCAATTCCGCCAATACTTCTGGCGTTATTTCAACTGGTTTTGGTTCAGATAATTCAACAACTGCACTTACTGGCGCAAGTGGTGTTGTGTTTGCCTGTTCCATTTCCTCGGCGGTGTAAATACCCGATAGGTCGTTAGGAAACGCCTTTCTGAGTGCTAACGCTTCTGCGCATTTAGCAATCATTAAGTCTGGCATTTTCTTCCATATCGGACTATTTGCGTTGTAACCATCAAATTTAGCGACTGCCCAAAGTGGTTCAACAAACCCCTTGCGCAATACGCCAACCTTTGCCGCCATAGGCGGTGTTTTTTCCAACCAAATATCTGTCCAAGCGCCATCTTCACCGCACCAATACGGTCCGACTTGTCCAGCATATTCACCAGAGCGTTGTGCAACTATTCGTAGCCCGTCAATAGATGCTTGAATGGTGAACCTACCACCGCGTTCAATCATATATAACTGGCGTGCAAACGGGTCAAGCCCTGTTCGTTGTGCATAATGAAGAAATACTGCTAAATCTCCATTACTGGCGTTTGTTAGCCCTAGTTGTTTCAACGCGGCTAACTGTTTGTTGTCCCACATCTGTTGGTCAGGATTGACCGCCAGAGCCGATTTATTTTCCATTTATGCCTTCTCTCTTGCTAGACGGACACGCAATACAACTGGATTGAAGTCCTGTAATGCGTGTAATACTGCGCCTTCGGCAGTATCGCGTACCTCTTTTGATAGTGCTGCACCCTTTAGTTTTTCAACTGAGGATTTTGGTGTTGGTATTTCAATTGCTACCAGTACCTTTACTGTGTTTGCCATTGTGTTGCCTTCCTGTTATTTATTTTGCAAACAATTTGTCTGCAAAATGCGTGCGGATTAAAAATCTGCCTACTTCCATTCAATAATGCAACCACTTTCGTTGCAATACCAAAAGAAATGAATTGCAAATTGGTAAAGTAAAAATCCACCTACAATTGCAATAGCAAATAGAACACGCCTACCGCGTAGTGTTAATTTAAGTGGATTTGAATTTAAGGTATTTACAGTCAATACCGATATTGCGGTGATTAAAGAAAATGAAATGCCTAATACGGTGTTTATCATTTGGGTTTGCCTCCATTAACTAGATTAAACGATTTATTTGTTGAGTTCAAGTAATTAAAAGTGCAAGTCGCGTATCTATTTATTGTTATGCCTAATAGTAGAAACACGCTCTGCAGACGATTAGGCGGTTTGGCACTTGTTGGGGTTACTTATCTATTACCCGACTTGTACCAAACCGCCTACCGACTTGCTATGACTTAGAGAAGGTTCAAGATTTTATTCTTGAAGTTATCTCCTGCGCCAGTAACTATTCTGATAGCCCTAGCAGTATCTGGGTTTTTATCGCGTACTGGTTTTGCCCAGTCTGAGTACTCAGTAAAGGCGTTATATGCCGCCCACTTTGTACCGCTAATATTGGCTTGTGTTGGTGCTTTCCACAAACCAGCGAGTGTTCCGCGTGCAGTTTCCGCCATAGTTACTGCGCGTGGACTTTCAGGGTCATCAATTGGAAATACATTTTCAACTAATGAATAAAATTCCTTATCAGACATTTTTTGACTGAGAAGGTTATTTGCTAACTCTTCAAATGACTCGGTGTATTTCCAAGTCAATTTAAGTGTTTCGCGTGCCACTTGAATTTTGCTATCTACATTTGGTGTGTGGCGTAATGTGAAAGTAGATTTTGCATTTCCGATTGCGGCGGTTAGCGTATTTTGGCAAACCACGCGGATAGGAGTAACTAGAACATTGAACGATGAAGTGCCATCGTGTGTGTTCCACGCCATCAGATATAAGTCAATAGCATCTACGCCACCGATTTGCAAGCCCTCTGGCATTTTCATAGTCATAAAGACTTTGCGACCGTTATCAATACTGCCAGCAGTTTCAAATACGGCGCCACTTTCATCGGCGACTGCATTTAGGAAAGAAAATGCTTGCAGATTTTGTACTGGTGTGTAACGGTTACCCACAACGCCAAGTGCTTGTGCATTTTTTGTCTTTGGGTGGTAACGATAAGTCATAAACTTATCTGGATATATGATTTCTTCCATTGAACCTTGTTCCATTGCGCTTTTACCGAACATTGGAACCATTGTTGAAACTGGGTCATCAGATTTGATAACTTGCCAGTCCAGTTGTGCAGTTTTAAGGGCTTCCTCTGCGGTGAGTGCGCCTTCTGTAACGGTGCCTAGTTTGTGCCAAGCAACCTCGCGTGCGGAAAAGAAGGCGGAAGTTCCATCTTCAAATTCCTCTAGTCTGTGTGCCATTATGCGTTTATCCCTTCTGTTGTTGGTGCGGTTGGTTTATTTAACTCGGCGGCAACGGCTAACGCAATTGCGTAAGTATCACCGACGAATGCTGGAAACGGTACGGAAATAAAACTTGTACCGTGTTTCATTGAGTCTGCATACCACTTAATCCACTTTGTCCAGTTAATAACTAGATACTGTTCTGCGGTGCAATATCCTTTGGATACGCAGGCATCGTGGTAAAAACTGGTCGGATTAATTGTTAGCCAAGTATCTGGCTCAGTTATTACCGTTTCTGTTTGTACGGTAACTGTAATTGTTTTTGTATTAGTCATTTTCTTCAACCTCAAAATCTTCCACTTCAAATGACTCAGATGTTTCTTCAACATCATCATCTGAAATATTTGATGAAATACGGATATCAAAATCGTGTTCACTAAAATCTGTCTCATCATATGAAAGTGGTACATCAAATTCATATTCACAAGCCACATTAAATGTAACTTTGACTGTTTTAGTAATTTTGATATCAAGTTCGGCGGCTAATTGAACAAGGTCGTCAACGGTAACTTCCTTATCCTTAATGTGCTCTTTAAGAAATTCCTCTATATCTGAATGAAGTTCCAGATACTTTGAATTTTTCTCATTTGCTCTTTGTCTTACCAAATTTACTTCTGTTTTGTAGTAATCAAGTTCATCAAGTAGGCGTTGTAACTCTTTTGTAAGGTCATTTGCCGATAGTTCCTTGACGGTGTTTTCTGCAATTTGTTGATTTGTAAGTGGTGTTTCTGTTGTTTGTTCTGTACTCATTTTTTATCCCTTTACTATTTGCTGATGAGGCTCATCAGTAGTGCCATTTAGCACTAGACACGGTGAAATTGTCTGCGGATTAAAGTTTTGCCGACTTTTCCACCGTGTTTCGCCTTCAAATATGTGATTTGTGTATGGCGTATTGTCCTAATCTGTTAGCGGTAATAAGTAACTGGTCTGCTACTTGCATTGCTAACGAATAGTTATTTGTCCGAATTGCGTTTTCAAATACTTCACCAGCCAATTCAATAAATGCAAAGTCTGCATCTACATCAATTACTGGTTGCAATTCCGGGCAGTTAGGACACTCTGTATTGCGTATCTTGATGATTTTTGCGGTCATAATTTGTCTCCTTATCGTTGATTGAAATGTGATAACAAATTCTGTTACCACGAATTGCGCATATTGAACAGGTCATAGGACTGTTACCCATCTGCGTGCCGCGTTACATAAGTTGTCGTAATCGCCCGACATACTGTCCATTGTGTATTGACTGATTTCTTCCTTACTTGCGCCAGCCCTTCTAAGTGCTTTTGAAACTGTACCCATAATCTCAAACGCATTTTCAGTAAGTGTTAAGTGGACTGTTGCTTGTGGATATTTTGGTGTTACTGTGTTCATTTTGTATCTCCCTTTATTGTTAGTTATTTTTGAACATATCTGATTTTTTAGTTGCGGTTTTTGAACAGTAGATATCAACGCCCGCATTTTTGCCCATTTGCACAATTGAAATTAACTCATCTTCGGTGAAATAACCGAGTTCAATTAACTCTTGATGTGCCATTGTTTTGTAGTGGTCGCCGTATCCGTATTGAAACGGAAGTACGGAAACGATTTCTCCATCAACCCATATTCGTGCAGAGAAGTATGAGTTACCGTATGTGGTATCTGTCCACTCTCTTGCTTCAATAAATACAGACCGTGTAACTAACTGTGTATTAACCATTGTTATCTCCCTTTGCTAGTTGTTGGATATAAACTAAAGCGCCGTAATATGTCGCCTTAATTTGTTCTTCTGTAACTTCATATTTAGATTGTTCGTTGTAACGCTCTATCTTTTTCAACCATTTAGTAATTGGTACAGTAATTACATTAGTTGAAAGACCGATACGCTTTTCAATGTCGCCAAATGAAATTGGATAATCTTCTCTTTCATCTGTTTCATTGTTGTATTTAAAAACAAGCGGTGTAAATAACTCCACCACTTTTGTTCGTGCGTAGAAATCAACGGCATTTTTTGCGGTAATACTGCCCATATCTGTGTGCATTGTTGTCCAGATAAGTGCGTTTGTAATTGCCCACTCACCGTTTTCTTCTTCTTGTAGTGCTTCCATGTTCTTGCAGTTTGTGATATCCCAATCAAGTGACATTTTATTCTCCCTTTATTAGTTGTTAGTTGTTTGTGTTATTTGTTGATGTTGCATACTTGCGGATTAGAT